CACCGTGGCTTTATTGCCGGATGCGTTTTTCCCAGTAGTTGTTGATGGGACTGTATTTTTGGCTGAATCTGTGGACAATGAGCATGTGAACTCTAACCGTGCCCAACTATTCCAGCAGTCATTTACACAAGCATTGGGTGTAAGTGCACAGTCTCGGGCTATCACGGATACTGAAGAAGCCGGGCTACCTAAAGAACAGGTGATTGCATCATGAGTACCCGCACCTTCATGTCCCTCGTTACCCGCTTGGCTCCTAGTGTGCCCGGCTGTCCTCAGCCTATCATCGAACAACATGTTCGTGATGCAGCAATTGAGGCGTGTGAGAAGACGTTGGCGTGGCGATATGAGCAGCCCAATACCCCGCTTACCCCCGGAGTATTTGAGTACCCTTACAACAACCCGCTCCAAACTGAAGTGCATGCCTTTATCACGGCTGCGGTCAATGGCTCACCCCTTGAGCCTGTGACGCTGGAGCAGTTGTACAACCGATTCCCTAGTTGGCCTGATTTAGACCCAGATAAGCAGGCAACGCCCCGCTATATCTGCCAACTAGACCCTGACAATTTCGTGATTGCCCCGTCCCCAGATGCGTTGACTGCGTACACTTTGAAGATGATTGTGGTTCTTAAACCATTGCGCACTGCAACAGGAATGGACAAGGCAGTGTTCGATGACCTTGAGAATGTCATCATGCACGGTGCGTTGCAGCATTTGCTGGTTATGCCTAATAAGAATTGGAGCGACCGCGAACTGGCAACCTATCACGCCAAGCAGTATCTTTCTAAAACCACTGAGCGTATCATCGTCCTGACGCTGACTGATGATATTACGAACTCGCCCATTGATTTGTCCCTGTCAACTACGACCATACAGGTAAAGTTCCGTAAGGCTGGTACAACTACACTACTTTCAACTATAAACTGTTCCAAACTTAGTGGTGGTACAACTGGGCAGGTACAGTTCAACTTCAGTGGCGGTGTGCTTGATGTAGACCCCGGCATGTACGAAGGCGAGATTGTGATTAGTTTCAACGGTGACATTCAGACCGTGTATGACACCCTTCGCTTTACAGTGAGGGAGAATTTCTGATGGCAAACATCCGTGCCTCGTATGTCATTTCGCAAGCCTTGTTGGCGACTACTGCTTCAGTAGCCATCAATATTGCTGCGGCTGGCGGAGTCACGGCTACTGGGCATCCTACCCCTGTTATCAGGGTATCAGCGTTTGTGGTTGCTACTTCTGCTCTTGAGAATCAGACAGTCATAATGTCTGACTTCCGGGCGTTCAACATTGACCAAGTTTCAATCGACATAGCCACGGCAACAGATGATGTAGCAATATCTTTTGATACGTCGTTCAGTGACTCCGTTACTATGGACGATACGGTCAATCGGATGTTCTATGGCAACATCGACTTTGACCCAACTGACCCAGATGCTGACCCAGACCCAATCAATATTGCAGATGCTGATGCAAAAGACGTAGGGAAAACCCTAACCGATACGGCTGAGGCTACTGATGCTGATGCCAAAACTACCGGTAAAGTATTGTCTGACTCCACATCCGGTGTGGTAGATGCAATCAACAGTAAAGATGTTGGCAAATCCCTGACTGATACGGCTGCCGCAGCCGACGCGGTAAATGCGTTTGACACTTCTAAAGTTGTTGCTGATTCTGCGTCTATTACAGATGCAGCGGCTAAAGAACTTACCCGCCCGGATGTTGCTGACTCCATAGCGGCGACAGATACATCGTATCGAGAGCCGGGTCTGGGTAAGACTGATTCCATTACGAGCACTGATGTGCTCAATGCGTTTGATATAGGTAAAAACCCTAGTGACTCAATTACTGCGTCAGATGCAGTGAATTCGTTTGATGTTACTACTGTATTGGCTGATTCCGTTGAGATGACGGACTTCATTGCTAAGACCCCGGGCTATAACTTTGACTACGATATTGTTGATGCTGATGCTGACCCAGACCCTGTAACAATGTCTGAGGTGATGGCGAAAGACTTTACGCGCCCTGACATTACGGATAGTGCATCGGCTACGGATGCCATTGCTAATAACCCTGAATTACCAAAAACCGAAACTGTTACGGCTACGGATTCTGATGCGAAGTCTTTTGATACCGCACGTACTGAGTCTGTATCCGCAACAGATGTGGCTACTACTAACACAACTAAAGTTCTGACTGATGCTACTACTGGGGCTACGGACGCACTGGTAGTTGAAGTCGGTAAAGTTGCAACTGATTCTGTCACTGGTTCAGATGCAATCAATACTTTCGATGTTAGTAAAGTTTTGACAGATACAGCATCTGTCACAGATAGCCTGATTACAACTCTGATTCTTGGGCAGTCAACGCCCTTGTATGATTTTGCTTTCGCGTCGGATGACAAGTTTACGTACTTTGCAGTGCCCGGTACGATTAACAGTCATCTCATCCATCAACCTGTCGTCAACGGTGAGTTTGTACTGACAACAGACCCCAATGCTGGTATCGTATATACCATTCGCACGGAGTCGTACAGTTACATGTTTGCTGGTTACGGCTTGAACGAAAACCAACTTAACTAAGGAGTAAACCATGCTTCAAGATACCATCAAGATGACTGGCGACCTGAAGATTGTTCTGACGGACGAAAACGGTCAAATCAAACACGAGCAAGAGGTGAAGAACCTCGTTGTGACTGTTGGCAAGAACTTTATTGCCTCGCGCATCAAGGACGCTACTGCGACTGCAATGAGCCACATGGCTATTGGTTCTGGTACTACGGCTGCTGCCGCAGGCGACACTACGCTCGGTACTGAACTTGGTCGTGTTGCATTGACTTCGACTACTGTGACTACCAACAACGTGGCTTACGTTGCGACTTTCCCCGCTGGCACTGGCACTGGTGCTGTAACTGAGGCGGGTCTGTTCAACGCTTCGTCTGCTGGCACAATGTTGTGCCGTACTGTGTTCTCTGTCATCAACAAGGGCGCAGCCGATACGCTTGGCATCACTTGGACTGTGACGGTTAACTAAGGAGCACGGGAATGGGCATCAAGGTCGCAAACAATGCGTTTGGTACTCTAGCCGCTGGCATCAACAGTTCGGCTACGAGTATCACGCTGACTACTGGGCAGGGTGCTCGCTTCCCATCTCTTGGCGCGGGCGATTACTTCTATGCCACTCTGATTGACACCTCTAATAACTTGGAGATTGTTAAGGTCACTGCACGTTCAACTGATGTGTTGACTGTTGTACGCGCACAAGAATCAACTACGGCTCGTACATATAGCACTGGTGACCGTATTGAAATTCGTCTTACTGCGCAAACATTTCTTGACGCTGTAAATGGTCAGGACGGCGATAAAGGTGATATTACCGTTTCTGGTACTGGGTCAGTCTGGACTATTGACAACGACGCTGTAACAGCCGCAAAGATTGCGAATAGCGCAATTACGTCAGCCAAGAAAGCCTCACCCCAAAAAGTGCAAGTAGTAAATTCTTAATTACCCTACATGCTGATATACAACATTCTACAACACCGGGAGACGGGCATGTCTATATTGGACGTAACGTTGGCGGCGGTGGCTGGGTAAATGCCCAAAGTGGGGGTTCTATAACGGGTGCGGCGAACACCGATGCGTGGGGATATTTCTATACTAACTTTTCTAGTGCTGGTAACGGAGCTAATCCAGTTTTTAATGGACATAGTACATGGATTGACGCCCCAAATACTACACAGACCGTTGCCTACCGTCCGTACATTGGTAACGTAAACGTCTCTACTGGAAGTTCTCGCGTTAATTTTGGGAATCATGAGCGCACAATTTTTATTGTTCAGGAGATTCAATGATGCTTACTATTATTGACGCTCTTATCTCTTTAAGGCCACAAGCTAGATTTTCGGCAGAAGGTAATGAGTATACCGGGGTTACTTGGCTTTCTTCCGATATTCCCATGCCTACTGAATCTGAAGCTACCGCAGAGTTGCAACGGTTACAGCTAGAGTACCGCAATAAAGAATATCAACGCAAGCGTGTTCTAGAGTACCCACCGATAGCGGATTATTTGGATGGCGTGGTCAAAGGCGACCAAGCACAGATTGATGCGTACATTGCTGCATGTCAGGCTGTCAAAGCCAAGTACCCTAAGCCTACGGAGTAAAATACTATGGGATTGAAAGTCACCAACAACGCCTTTGGCACGCTGAACGCAGGTATCAACAGTTCAGCGACGACCATTGTGCTGGCTGCTGGACAAGGAGCCAGATTTCCGTCTCTCAGTGCTGGTGACTATTTTTATGCCACACTGATTGATACTTCCAACAACCTCGAAATCGTCAAGGTCACGGCACGAAGCACGGACACAATGACGGTTGTGCGTGGGCAAGACAGCACGACTGCTCGTGCGTACAGCACCAACGACCGCTTTGAGTTGCGCCCAACGGCAGTGATGCTTAACGAGATTATTACAACCGCAGAAGCGGCATTACCTAAAGCTGGCGGGGTAATGGCTAGTGGTGGTCGTATCCAGTTTCAGAACTCGGATGGGCACACTTTATACGGTATTCGTGGAACTCGCTACGGCTACTCTTCTACATATAGGGCAATTCAAATTGGCAACGCAACAAGTAGTGAAAATATTTCGCTAGGCGTTGATGTAAGTGCTATCGCTGGCGGTTCGTTTACTGGGAATGGCAAAGATATTGTCGTACCAAACTCAGCCCAATTTTGGACGCCCAATTCTGGTAACACCGATTTTATTCTACCTATGGCGTTTGATTCGGGTGGTCGTGTGACTAAGCCGCTTCAACCAGTTTTTAGTGTGCGGCTATCTTCTAACCAAACTGTAAATAGCGGTATCGCGCTATTAGATTTTTCTTCGGTTGATATTAACGTCGGCAGCCATTTCAATACTTCTACAAAGAGGTTTACTGCTCCAGTTGCGGGAAAATATTTTCTCAATTTGCGAATGTATTGCAACCCTGCTAGTGGGTCGTATATTGGTGTCTACATAACGGGTAGCCCCGGAACGCGGTATAGCTTTAGCCCTGTTGGTAACGATGTTTCAACTGACCTTACGTGGATTGTAAATATGGCTGCTAACGATTATGTTGAGGCATATTACTACAACAGTGGCTCACATACAGCTAGACCAGATGGTACAGCGTTTGAAGGCTTTTTGATTGGATAAACAGAGGAATAGATATGTCAAACTACACAATCACTCTTACGGAAGCCGAAAATAAGGCTCTCTCCGTTGTTGCTTTATCTCAAGACGACTGGATTCAAAACGCAGTCCATGAGCGTTGCCGCATCGCTATTGAGGAAATCGTAGCACTCACAGTGCAGAAATGCCTTGAGACAAACACACAGATTCCCGGTAGTAAAGATGCAATGGTAGACCTAGCTTTTGAACAAGGTTGGGTAAAAACTGCCGCAGAGCAAAAGGCTGAGGTTGAAGCAATTATGGCCGCACGACTAGGCCAAGACGAGACAAACACGAATGTTTGACGGACGCAGACTTCCTCTTGTTATGTTTCCGAACGGCGCATTGATGCGCTGTGAAACCGTACCTGAGGGCTGCGTTCTTGTAATTGAGCCTGAGTTGTTTGAGTCGGAGTTACCTCCGGTTATTGACCAGACGCAAGCCGTCAGAGAGGCTGAAAATGCCAACGGTCAAGGAACTTGAAGCCAAGTTAATCACCCATGAGGTGATTAGCGCAGAGCGGTACGGTACGCTGGTCAAGCGTCTTGACCGTATGGAAATGATTTTGATTGGGTCTGCTGGTACTTTGATAGTTGGTATGGCAGGCATCATTGTAACTATCGTCCTTAAAGGAGTTTGACCATGATGAACAAGAAACCCGGTGTTAAGAAAGCCCCCGCTAAAAAGCCTATGGGCTACGCCAAGGGCGGTATGACTTTCAAACCATGTGCTGGTTGTCCTAGTCCTGCTAAGTGCAAGGCGATGGGTAAGTGCATGAAAAAAGCCAAATAAGAATTCAATGAAAGGGGCATCATGGAGCAGGTGGTTTTTAACTGGGCGGTTGCCATCGCTGGGTTCTGTGGTGGTTGGATTCTAAAAATCATCTGGGACGCCATTCAAGAACTGAAGAAGGACTTGAGAACAATGGACACCAAGATGCACGAGGATTTCGTCCGCCGTGATGATTTCAAGGAAGCCATTAAAGGCGTCAAGGACGACATGGTGGAACTGAAACAAGACATGAAAGATGGCTTCACAAAACTTGAAGACATGATGGGACTTATCTTCAAGAAGATTGATGGTAAGGCAGACAAATAGGAGGTCACATGGCAGCAGACCCGTTAACCGCAGTACTTAACATAGGTGGTCAGTTAATCGACCGCTTGTGGCCTGACCAAGAAAAGAAAGACCAAGCCAAACTTGCGCTGATGGAGATGGCGCAAAAAGGTGAACTCACTGAGTTGACTGTACGAGGTGAGATTGTCAAGGCTGAGGCTGCAAGTGAACATTGGCTTGCCGCCAACTGGCGTCCTATCCTCATGCTGACTTTCGGGGCACTGATTGTGGCTCGTTGGTTCGGTTGGGCTGCTCCCAACTTGTCTGAAGCCGAGTACATTAAGTTGTGGGACATTGTTGAACTAGGTATCGGTGGCTATGTCATTGGTCGTAGTGCAGAGAAGGTGCTCCCCAACATTGCACAGGTGTTCAAGAAATGAGTTTCCAACTATCCGCTCGCAGCCTAAGCAAACTCAAGGGGGTTGATGACCGTCTTGTTGGTTGCGTCATGCTGGCTATCAAGTACACCAAGGTTGATTTTGCAGTCATCGAGGGGGTACGCACAGCAGCGCGGCAGCGGGAGTTATTTGAGCAGGGGGCAAGTCAGATTGCAGAGGGCGGCACACATGTGGCTGGTCGCGCAGTTGACTTGATGGCGTTCCTTGGAAGTCGCCCTTCGTGGGAACTTAACCTATATGACGACGTTGCTGACGCGATGAAGCAGGGAGCAATTGAGTGCAATGTGCGGATTCGTTGGGGTGCAGCATGGAATGTTCCTGACATTCGTCTGTGGCGTGGCACGATGGAAGAAGCCATGAACTACTACATCGACGAGCGTCGAAAACAAAACAAGCGTCCGTTCATTGACGGGCCGCACTTTGAAATGGTATAGACATGGCAGCAGTTAAGATTGTTAAATTCCTAGGAGAAGCCCCGAAGATTGCTTCGGAGTTGCTGCCTGACGCTGCGGCGCAGGTAGCGTTTAACGTCAAACTGTACTCAGGCGATTTGATTCCCTATCGCCTACCGTATTTGGCTGGCAACGTAGACCGTAATGGCACTATTAAGACGCTATACGCGTTGCGTAACCCAAACAATTTCAATGACCTCAAGTGGTTGACGTGGACGACCGACGTTGACATTGTTACTGCTTCGGCGTCTGAAGATGCAGAGCAGCGGTTCTACTACACTGGTGATGGTGTCCCCAAGGTTTCTAACTATGAGTTGGCAACCAATGGTAGCGTGCCGTACCCTAATAGTTCTTATGACCTTGGCCTACCGCTACCTGAAACAAAGCTAACAACTACTTCAGCTTCGTTCAGTCAGAAAACATCCGCCAGTCGTGCGCGTGATGCTGGTAACTACGCCACGGTAGTGACTTCTGGTAATCACGAGTTGCGTACCGGGATGATTGTGACTATCAGCGGATTCCCTGCTGCTACGTCTACTGTGGCTACCTTTAACGCAACTAACGCTGAGGTGACTGTGGTCAATGACACCACATTCACTTACTTCAGCCCCGGCGAACAAGTTTCTACGACTTCGGACTCTAATGGTCGTGTATCACTTGCTGGTAACACCATTCCACGGAACTATGTATATACATGGTATACACCGTGGGAAGAAGAATCTATTGCGTCTGAGCCATCCGATAACTTGTATATCAAGGAAGGTCAGTTGGTTACGGTCAGCAATCTACCTATTGCAAAACCTACGGGCAGCAACTTTGTGCGTGGTGTGCGCTTGTATCGTACGCTTGCGTCTTCTGCTGGTACTGAGTACTACCGCCTTGCTACCCTGTGGTTCCCCACTGGTCTGGCCCGAGTTAGCCGTACCAGCAACGTATCGCGTGTAACGCTTAACAATCACCACAACTTGGCAATTGATGACCGCTTCAAAATTAGTGGGTGTACTGATTCGTCGTTCAATATTACAGGCGGTGTAGTCACCGACATCATTGACGACTATACATTTGAGTACGCGCAGACCGCAGGTAACGTGGCTGACAAGGCCGAGACCGCTGGTACGTTGTATCACGACGTTGCTGAAACTTTGGATAAGCCTGCCCGGTATTGGGGTGACGGCAGTTACACATTTACGGACGACTTTGACTCACGCAGTCTGTTCGATATTTTGGGGACTGACGAATATGACCCACCTCCTGAAAATCTGCAAGGACTTATCGCAGCACAGAATAACATTCTGGCTGGTTTTGTTGGTAATCAGTTGTTCTTTTCCGAACCAAATATTCCACATGCTTGGCCTGCCAAGTATGCGCTGACATTCGAGTACGACATTGTTGGTATTGCCTCCGTAGGCGGATATATCCTCGTGTTGACCAAAGAATATCCGTACCAAGTATCTGGTGGTAGCCCTGCTACGATGGCTTACGCTCGTATCGACACGCTGTTCCCCTGTGTCTCGAAGCGGTCAATTGTTAATATGGGCTACGGCGTGGCTTACGCTACCTTTGGTGGTCTTGCTGTATATAACCCATCGGCTGGTATGGATTTGATTACCAAGTTCGTCCATGACTGGGACACATGGCCTGAAGCTGTTGACCTAGAGAACGTGGTTGGTCGTTTCTACAACGGTAAGTACTTTGGCTCTGATGGTACTGCGTCTTTCATCTTTGAACGTGACGACCGTATCGGCGGCTTTTTTGTACAAATCAACTATAAATTTACTGCTGCGTGGTATGACGCACAGACCAACTCGTTCTACTACACCCCTGACAATGTGGGTGGTTTGTATGAGTGGGACTTGGAAACTCAGCCGCTGTCTGCAATGGAGTGGAAGTCTAAGACGATTGTCACCAAAGACTTCTTAAATCTTGGTGCAGCACGTATTGTGGCTGACTACGAAACCCCTGACGCTGAAGCACAGGCTATTGCCGAGTACAACGCTAACGTGCCTGTCTACAACTTTACAGTGTGGGGTGAGTACGGTACTGAAACCCAGACCGCTTCATACGCTCGTGCCAGTAACGTGGCGACTATTGTTACTACTACTCCACATGGTTTGATTACAGGTGCGCGAGTCAGCATATCTGGTTTTACGTCGGGCACTGGTCAGTCATTCAACGATAAACAAGTTGTTGTAACCGTAGTCAACACGACCACGTTTACATATGCCGATGTTGGTATTGATGTTGGTACGACTGCGGATACTTCTGGCACGGTCTTCTACCTTAAAGGATTGGGTGACCTCAATGGCCCGTATGACCGCATTGACTCACTTGGTAACCGAGTCATCAACTTCGGTACGCTCAACTCCACTGTCATCAACGGTGACAACTTGACACGCACACTTAAAGACGTTCAAGGTGTTCTTCCAATTACTTTCCGCTTGTGGGTCGATAAGCAATTGGCCTTCCAAGCAACGGTGTCGTCCGGTGACGTATTCCGCCTCCCCACTGGATACCGCTCAGATACGTTCGAGGTCGGTGTATCGGGGTCTGCTCGGGTGCGTGCGATTCACCTAGGGGAAACCCCATTTGGATTGAGGACTGCATAATGGCTCGATTTACTGCTGTACCTTCTGTACCAACAGGTAACGTTACAGAGTGGCAAGGTCAGATTCTTCGCTCACTCAAAGAGAACGTCGAACTCCTCGCAGGTATTCGTGGCGAGGCAGACCTGCAAAGTAAAGCTCTTACCCGTGGTCAACTCCGTGTCAACTCTGCTCCTAACCCTACATTTTCTCGTGTCACAGCGACAGGTAAGGGGTATACTATTAGTGGGCAAAACGTGCCGGATTTGGACGACTATGGAAAGTTAATTAACGATGTTCAACTTCTTGCAAATGATGTGGCTGCGTTGCGGAATACCGTCAACTCGCTCATCGCCCAATTGAAAGGATAAATCATGGCTGCTCAGAACCCGGTTCTCTCTATCTTGAATATGCAAGCGAAGGCTCCGGCTTCGCTCCCACAGGCTGCGCAGCCTACCCCGCAAGGGCCGATGGCTACTAACTTGACCGCTGCGCCAGCCCCGCAGATGGCTCCAACTGCGCCCATAATTCAGGCCGACCTTCCCGCACCTACTACCTCACTTGACCTACCTCAGTCGCTTCAGGGATTGCTAGGCTCCGGCTCTCCACAACTTACTGTCAATGAGCAAGCGATTGCACAACAGTCGCAGCAACTAACTCAGACTGGTACTGTGGCATCTAACCCGAACGCACCTGCATTTGATTTCCGTCTCCAGCCTACTTACGCTGAGGGTGGTATGGTTGGTGCAAACGGTATGCCTGTTCGCCCTACTGGTATGGCAGGCCCAAGCCAACCACGCATGTCTCCTCAAATGTTGGAGATGCAATTGCAAGACTTCATGCGTAAGAACCCACAACAAGTTCAACAGATTTCTAATGCCATCATGGCTGGTGTCCAGACTGGTGAGATTACCGCTGAAGAACTGAACATGGCTGGTCAACTGGCTATGACTGCACTTCAGAATCCTGACATGTACAAGTATGTGCGTCAGTTTGCAATTCAGCAAGGTATGGCTGGTGAGCAAGACTTGTCGCCTGAATACGACCAAGGTCTAATCTTCGTTATCCTGCTTGCGGTGCGTACGGCGCAGCAGTCTATGGGTGCAATGGGCGGTATGGGTACACAGACTGGTATGGCAGAGCAACCTGTCATGAGCATGGCTGAAGGTGGTTACGTCACTATGGGTGACCATGCTGCCGCAGGCGGTAAGGTTGTTGGCCCCGGCACTGGTACTAGCGATAGCATCCCTATCCGTGTATCCGCAGGTGAGTACGTTATCCCAGCCAAGATTGTTCAGGCTAAGGGTAAAGACTTTTTTGATGCACTACTCAAGAAATATCAAAGCGCATGAGTACACAAGTTCCGGGCTTTGACCCGCTACCTCTTGACGATTTTGAGCCATTGCTCCTTGCAACCAAGGAGCATTTTGACGCTTATTGGCCTGCCACTAAGCCACTGCTCGAACGTTGTATCAAGCGGGCGATGCACGGAGAGATGAGTGTTGATGACATTTACAACGCAGCACTTGCTGGAAAGATGTATATCTTTGTTGTGAAATCTGATAAAACAATCACTAAGAGTGTGAAGTTAGCACTAGCGATTGAAGTAATTCCGTACCCTAAGATGGCTGCAATGAACATCGTCGCCCTTGGTGGTACTGACCTAGACGCCTTACACGAGAAGTATTGGAAGATGCTTTGTGGTTGGGCGTATATGAATAGTGTCCGAGTCATTGAGGGATGGGTATCCCCAGCAATGGAGCGGGTGATTTCTCGTTATGGTTTTAAGCCTGTGGTATGCCTACCAGCAAGCAGATGCTTGCTATGGGGGTTCCTGAATTACCTGAAGCTGCTTTCGGTGGTGACTTGCCGCCCATGCAGCGTAAGGCTCTTGTAAAAGCAATGGGTATTCGCCCTCAAGGCGGTGGCGGTGGCGGTCTAAAAGCTGTCGTTGGCGTTGTGGCGGCTATTGCAATTCCGTTTGCTGCTCCTGCGATTGTCGGTTCGATTGCTGCTAGTACGGCTGTTGCGGCTGCAATGCCTGCTGTGACTGCGGCTCTGAGTACCACGGCTGGTGCGGTGATTGGTTCCGCTATTGTCGGTGCTGGTCTTGGTGCTGTGACTGCTGCTGCGACTGGTCAGAACGTTGGTCGAAGCGCATTGTTTGGTGCAATTGGCGGCGGTATCGGTGGTTACATGAACGCTGGTACGATTACTGCGCAAGGTGCGAACGTTGGTACTGGCTCTACTACTCTTGCAAATGCGGGTACTCCTGTTGCAGCAACTCCTACTGCCAACGTAGTGATTACGAATACGGGTACTGGGGCTGGTGTATGGTCACCTGAGTTAGGCCAGTTTGTTGACCCTCTAACTAACACTGCGATTTCTCCACAAAATATTGCATACGGCGGCACAGTTGACAGCACATTGGCTGCGCGGCTAAGTTCAGGGGCAGCAAGCACGCAAGAAGTGGCTAATGCAATTAACGCCTCTGGTACGTTAGCAGTAAATACTCCTGCGGCAATTGGCGGCAATGCTGCTGCTTTAGGTACTGCGAATTATTACAACCCCAATCTAGCTCCAGCTTTGGTTGGTGGCGGCCCTGCCGGAAGTTCGTACGTTGATGCTGCTAATGCTGGCACTGGTTATGCGGCTCAGACTTCTCCTACCTACGCACAGGCTGGTTTGCGAGTTACTCCTGCAATGGAGCAAGCAGCCGCTAACGCTGCGGTTCAGTCTGGTTCGATGGTTAACGTCCCGGGTAAAGCGGGTGCGGCTACTACTACTGTTTCTGCTCCTGCTAGTACTGTTGCCGCTGGTGGTGCTGGTACTGCTGCGGCTCCTGTTACATTGTCTGAAGCACTCAAGGCTAAGTTTACTGACCCACGTAATCAAGCGGATATGTTGCTCCGTGCCGCTGGTCAAATTGCTGGTTCTGCTCTTGCGGGTGATGGTTTGTCTCCTGAGGAAAAAGACTTGCTCAATCAGCAAACTGCTGAGTTGCGTCAGTTGCGTGAGACTAATCAAGAGTTGTTTAACCAACGTCTGCAAGAAGCACAAAATATCATCGGTGAGTCTAAGTACTTTGACCCTGCCTATTTCGGTATGCAGAGTTCGCGTGCAGTTCAGACTGCTGGTGCTCGTGCAAAACGTGAAGCTCTTAGTAAGTTTGGTTCGCGCAATGCTGGACTGCGTAATGCAGAAGGACGCCGCTTTGACTTGGGTATCGCAACTGGTAGTCAGACTGCATACTTGCAAGGCGCAGATGCTGCCCTTAAGAACCGAGTTAACACCGCAGTTACGGGTGCAAACTTGATTCCTACTAGCGGCCCTACTGCTGGGCTTCAGTATGGTTCTTATGTCGGCGGTCTTTACGATGCTGCTGAGCGTCGACGCCGTGCAAGTGCTGGGGATATTGGAGATTTGTTTGGTACGTTCACTGCCCCACGTACGGCTTAATAGGAGAGCATCATGGCCCTTAGCGTAGGACAACTACTTGGAGGTGCTGGGATTGTCGGTAGGAGTATGACTGAGCGTGAGAATCAACTCATGCGTCAACGTGACCTACAACTCCAAGTACAAGCCAACGAAATCGCAGCAGATGAAGCCGCCCGCTTGCGGGCGATTCGCGCCCGTATGGGTGAAGGTGCTGAGACCGTGGCTAGTGCTCCGGTTCCTCAATTCAATTTTGCTCCGGGTGTGGCTGTTGGTACTCCACCTCCTGAGGGTACGGTGGTTCAACCGCCTGCACCCGCTCCTGCGGCGGCTGCTCCTGCACCTGCACCTGCACCTGCTGGGCCTGTTTCACCTGCACCTGCACCTGCTAGACCTCCGGCTGCTGCGCCTGCTGCGGCTCCCACCGCTGGTTTGCGTACTCCGCAACAACTAGCGACCGTATCAACTAACGAATTAACCGTTGCTGAATTCCAAGCATTGCCGCCTGCTGAACGGCTTCGTCGTTTGCAGACTATCAACCGCGAACGTCAAGCAGCCATTGACCGTGCCAATCTAGGCCGTGCGCCTGCTGCTGCCGCTGATGTTGTGGCTGGTGGCCCGTATAACGCAATTGCCCAAGGTGGTACTTGGCTTGCCAACCAGATTGGTATCCCTCGTCTCGGTCGTGCACTTGGCATCTACGATGCTGATGTAACCCGTGTAGAGATTCCTACTGTCGGTACTGGTTCTGCTACGCCTTACTACGACATGATTCGTCAAGTCGAACAAGCTAACCGTCCACTGACTGAAGCGCAACTGCTTGAGCAGTTGAAAACTGGCGAGGTTACTCGTACTCGTGCCGCCGAAGCAGAGCGTGTTAAAAATGTGCAGGCTTCTCAGCAACAAGGGTACGCTGATTGGCAGCTTGATACTAAGGGCAAACCTGTTCGTGGTTTGGTCAACAATAACCCCGGAAACATCCGCCCACTATCCGGTAATCAAAGCTGGAATGGTCAGGTCGGTATTGATAAAGGCCCGAAAGAAGCTGCTGGTTTTGTGCAGTTCTCCTCGCCTGAAGCGGGTATTCGCGCTATGACTGTGAACCTGCTTAGTTACAACGAGCAGGGCATCAACACTGTTCAAAGCATTATTAGCCGCTGGGCACCTGAAACGGACAACAACAAAACTGGCTCGTACATCAACGATGTATCAAAAGCCCTTGGTGTCAAGCCAACTGACCGCCTTAACCTACAAGATGCGCAGGTTATGCAGCAACTGGTCACCGCAATTATTCAGAAAGAGAACGGCAAGCAGCCCTACGACCCACGGGTAATTACGAACGGTATCGCACTGGGCTACAACAGAGATGCGCCGCTTACGGGTATTGCTACAAATATGCCTCCTGTAAGGCAGGGTACTACTACGGCTGCTGCACCTGCCGCTGCCCCTTCGGTTGCAGTTAGTAATGCTGTTCAGTCTGGCACTACTACTCAAGTGGCTGATGCTGCGGCTAGTGCTGCACCTGTTCCTGTGGCGTCCAAAGATGGTTACATGTATGGGTCTGCTACGGTTGATGCTTCAATGGCTAACCCACAGATTCAGCAAATTCTTCAGACTCGTTCTGCCCTGCAACGCCAAGTGGCTTTGTTCAACCAGTATGGGTTTGGTGATAAAGCATGGGAAGCAGCCTCAAAGATTCAAGCAATCGACATTGGTCTGTATAAAAACCAAGCTGACCTAGGCGTGTATGAAGGGGCTACTACTGGTAACTTCAGCCGTGCCATGTCTGTGCTGTCTGCCTTTACAGGTTCTCCACACCAAGTGCTCCGTCGCCCCGATGGTAACTATGACTTGTATGTAAACGGTAAAGTGACCAAAGCAGGCCTCGATGGTACTCGGGTTGAATTACTTGTCAGGACGCAAGTGGATGCTGAGTACCGCAAACAGTTGGCTGCGTTGCAGTCTGAGCGTGCACAGGAAGAATTCAAATCCAACCTGCGTATGCGTGAAGAAACCAACAAGGCTGTCTCTAACCAGACGCTTCAGACTGCTCGTGAAGTTCAGCTTGAGGTTATCAAAGGTAACGTCAAACTGGCTGAGAAGAAACTTGAATTGGCTGGCTTTAAGATGGTTGGTTCAAATGCTGGCGATGGTAAAGTCTACTACGCTAACGGCCTTGGTGATATGTTTGTTGTGGATGGTGCTAACAAGCAAGTCACTATAAATGGACAGCAATTGGAAGTTGGCCCTCAGGCTCAACGAGTATCTGGAGTTGATAGAAGTATTTGGAGCACCGTCAATCCTCCACAACAAGCAGCTAGGTAAGGTGAACTATGGCGACAAAAGCCACACAGTCATTTGAAAATCCTCTATATGCGGATACTGGTGGCTCGCTCGCCAGTGCAATGAGTCCCTACTCGTTTCTGAATCCAGTAGCGTCTACGGGTTCTGATGCACTGCAAAAAGGTTTAGCTGATATTGCTGCAATGGGTGCAGCCGGGCAGCGTGCTACGCAGTTTGAACTTCCGCCGATGAAGAAACCTCCGGCGATTGCGTACAGCCCGTCACGTAAAGAGTTGTTTGTACAAGGTGTGACGTTTGCTGAGGACGACTCAGACATGACGTTGCGTGCCGAGCAACTGCTTGACCAACCACCTGTGGGTATGCCTCAAGGTGGTGACTGGGTTACGCTAACTCCTCAAGCCTACGGGCAACTAGCTGGTTCGATTCGCAATCCAAGCCTTGGGCGTCTTATGTCCAAGAACTTCGGTATTGGTGTTGACCAGTTGCAAATGCTTGCAGGCCGGGGCTTACAGTTCCTTGGAGCCGAACAAACTGGTCAGGGTATTGTTGACCAGCAGATGGAGGACATCCGTAAGAACCTACCGTTCCGCCGTGAGTTCAGTGAGATTGACTCCACTCGTGGTGCGATTGAATGGCTGGCTGCTACGGTTGCTCAACAAGGCCCGAACATTCTGGAATCTGTTGGCACTGCTGCCGCAGGTTTCTTTGCAGGTACTGCCGCAGGTGGCCCGTTGGCTGGTGCAGGTGGTGCACTTGCAGGCTTAGCAGGTAAGACTGCCTTCAAACAATCCGTCATTGCTGCGCTGAAAAAGCGTGCAGCAGGCGAAGCACTAGATGCTGCTGAAACTAAACTGCTGCGTGAAGCCGCAGGTATTGCTGGCGCAACGATTCTCTCCACTGCGCAAAACTACGGTACAGGCGTAGCCGATATTTATGGGGAGTTCCGTGAACAAGGAACCGGAGCCGATGACAACAATGCTCGTCTTGCCGCTTTGTCTGGCGCAGTTCCCTATGCCGTCCTCGAATCTCTCCCTGAATTTTTACTCGCCTCCCGCTTGTTTGGTGCTGGTGGTTTGTCCGCACGAGGTGGAGCACAAAACCTACAAGATATACAAGGCAAGACTTTCCTCGGGACGCAAGGCTTACGTGGTGCAGAACTGCTCAAACGAGGAGGCAAGGGAGCCATCGTCGGCGGCACTGCTGAAGGCGTTACGGAACTAGGACAAGAGAGCCTGCTGATTGGTTTGACTGACCAAGACTTTGCAAGTCCTGAAGTTCAGAAGCGACTCGTTGAGTCGTTTGCCGCTGGCTTTGGTGTTGGTGGAACGATTGGTGCTGGTGCGAACCTACGACGCGGCCCTATCGGTAAACAACCTACCAACTTGTTGAACCCAAGTCAGAACCCTGACCCAAGCCTTAGCGAATCCACGGAAGTGCAGCCTGTTGGTGGCCCGACCATCACTGGGGGTATGGGTGCACGCCCTGACTTTGTGGCTGGTGCTGAAGGTGTACGCCGTTCGACTCCGGGTGACCGCATCTATACAGGTGAAGTACAACCCAACCAGTTTGGTGGTGCGCAAGGTGTGCTTGACCTTGGTGGTATTCCTGTTGCAGAAGCCAAGCAGCGCAGTATGCAGACGGGCGACAACCGTATGCCTCAGGTATGGGATGTCACCACTCAGTCTTTCCGTGATGTTACCCCTGAAGAACAAGCTGCACAGATTGGCCCACAACAACAGGTTGCCGACCCACGGCAGATGGCTTTGCAGTTTGCCCCTCCTGCCCCCGGTGGTGTTGGGTTCACTGACCAAGCTGCACCTATCGTAAATCCTGCTATGCAGCAGGCGATGAATCTGGCGCAAAGTCGTCAGGCTCAGGCACAAGCCCAATCCGCAGCAGCCGCACAGCGTGAGGTTGAACTCAACAGATTGCAGGCGCAGGCACAAGCGCAACGCCAACTTGACATTGCTCAACAAGCGATGGAGGAAGCGCGTGCACAACAGGCACAGACACAGCAACAACTTCCTATGCGACCGTTGCCCGTGCGTGCACCGCAGCAGTTGGAATTGTTTAGCCGCCGTGAGGCTCCACGTCCTTCTCGTGCCGAAGGTCTACGCCGTGGTGTTGGTACGCAGTTGCCTGAACCTACTGGAACTCCTGTGGTTCCACGTCAGGACTTGCGTTCGTCTCCGCAGATGTCGCTGTTTACTCAGCAAGGTCAGCCTACCGTGGCAGCCCTGCGTAGCGCAGGCACACCACAACAAGTTACTCCAACTGTGCAGCAGGGTGCGGCCCAGATTCCTCCGACTGGTGCTCCAGTCACTGCCGTTACTGCTCAAGCTGCACGAGGCGAAGCCCTCAAGAAACAGAAGTCTGGCGTTATCAACTTTGAAGATGGCTCTGTATATACAGGCCAACTGAAGAAGGGTGTGCCCAATGGACAAGGTACGCTGATTTACTCTGACACTTCTACCTACACTGGTCAGTTCAAGGACGGTCTGCCACATGGCACTGGTCGCTTTGAAGATGCTGACGGTACGGTATTTGATGGTCAGTTTGATGAAGGCGATTTCCTACAACCCGAAACTCAAGGAGAACAAGATGCCACTCAAGAAGGGAAGCAGCAACAAGGTCGTCAGCCAAAACGTCAGCAAGATAATGCGGGAGTACAAGGCGGGCGGCAAGCTGGGAACCAGCCCACGACCCAAGAACAAGGCGGCGGCACTGAAGCAGGCGGTGGCGGCAAGTCTCTCAAGCGCGGGAAGAAGCAAACCCAAGAAGTAACGCCGACTGAACCTCCGCCACCCAAGGGAGGTAAGGCATTAAAGAAAGCCCCGGCAAAAAAGACTGAGGCGGCAGGTAAGGCCGCAGCCCCCGCAGGTGCGCAGTTACAGCGTGGCCCAAGCGGTCTTGCTGCAATGGTTGGACAACTTATGGGTACGAC